GGGGCTACTGTGTGATCACTGGGCGGACGAGTACCACCGTGGTGACTGTCACCGTGATCAATTCGCTGGTGGATACCACGGCCAAGTCGGTATGGCGCCTGGGGCTCTATTCGGACACGACGGGCTACCCCGCCTGTACGACCTTCTACGGTGATCGACTCTATCGTGGGGGCGTGCCGGAAATTCCGGAACGGCTCGACGGCTCGCGCGTGGGCGATTACGACAACATGGCGCCGTCTTCCTCCCTCGATGGGACGGTGACCGATAGCCATGCCGTGTCCTTCCGACTGAACTCCGACGACGTGCAAACGATTCGCTGGATGAAGGGCACCTCCAACGGGGTCGCGGTGGGCACCTTCGAAGGCGAGTGGTTGGTGAGCCCGTCCACGTTGAAAGAAGCGTTGACCCCGACGAACGTCCACGCCGAACAGTCCTCCGACTGGGGCAGTGCGGATACGCAGCCGGTGAAGTGCGGTTCCTCGCTCCTCTACATCGAGAAGGGCAGCACCCGCGTCCGTGAAATGAACTATCTGTATTACGAGAACACGTTGCAGTCGACGGACTCGACGGTGCTCGCTGAACACATTACGAAAGGCAAGTATGACCCGGCTGATCCTGATGCGGGCGAGTCCACCGTGGCGTCGTCCGGGTTGGTCGAACTGGCCTATCAGAAGAAAAAGATCCCGGTCATCTGGGCCCCCCGGCGCGATGGGATTTTGGTGAGTTGTGTCTTCAGCAAAGAGGACAAAGTGGTCGGGTGGGAGCGGCACGAGATCGGGGGCTATTCCAATTCAGGTCATACGGTCCACGCGCTGGTGGAATCGTGTTGTGTGATCCCGTCCTCAGACGGTCACTATGACGAACTCTGGTGTGTGGTGCAACGGTACATCAATGGCCGCTCTGTTCGCACCGTGGAGTTCATGACCGACATCTGGGAACAGGGCAACGATCCGGTGGATCAGTTCTTTTTCGACTGCGGGCTCACGTATGACGGGGCTGCGGCGAGCACGATTACTGGGCTGTATCACTTAGCCGGCGAAACTGTTCAAGTCCTCGCTGATGGCGCCGTGCATCCCGATTGCGTCGTGAGTGCGACCGGGACGATCACGCTCGATCGCGCGTCCTCGGTGGTGCATGTGGGCTATGCCTACAACAGTGACGGGCAAACACTTCGCTCCGACGCGGGCTCTGCGACGGGGACCGCGCAAGGAAAAGTCCAGCGCACGAACCGGGTGGTGTTTCGCCTGTATGACTCGGGCGGGATGTCGGTGGGCCCGTCCTTTGACCGATTGTCGCGTTTGACCTTTCGCACGGGCGCGGATCCGACGAATGAGGCGGTCCCCCTGTTTACCGGGGACAAAGATGTGCCGTGGCCGGAAAATTACACAACGGAGAACCTCATATGCTGGCGGTTCAACAAAGGACTCTCGGGGACGGTGGTGGCGATCATGCCGTCGCTGGTCACCCAAGACCGGTAGATATTGTCAAGTTCGAGCCGTGGCACTTGACGTGGCTCGCGCTACAGCCATCTCAGGGGCACGTCGCGCATTTGCTCACGCGCTCCCACGGCCAAGCGTTGCAGTACACCGGGCCCTGCTTTACCGCCTTCGCCGGCCGAGACGTGATCGCCGTCGCGGGGATCTGCAAATTCTGGGAGGGTCGCGCGCAAGTGTGGTCGATGCTCTCCCCGCTGATGCCGCAGTACAAAAAGACGATTCACAAAGCGGTGAAAAAAGTGATCGACGGCTATCGCGTGGCACGACTCGAGTGCGTGGTGGACCCCCGGTATCCCGCTGCGGTGCGGTGGGCGATGCGACTGGGGTTTGACCACGAATCGAACATGCTCAATTACGGGCCGGATGGGTCAACCCATCTGATGATGGTGAGGATCGAAATCTAAGATGGCAGATCCAGCGACAATTCTCATCGGGGTGACACTGGCTGGGGCCGCGATGAGTGCAGTCGGCGCCGTGGGTCAAGCGAACGCGGCGGCTTCCGCAGGGAAGTACAACGCCCAGATGAAGCAAAACCAAGCGGTCGCGTCGATGGATCAGGCGAATGCGGACGCGCAGCGGGTTCAGCGCGAGGGCACACGGGCCGCTGGTTCGCTCTTAGCCGGCTACGGGGCGTCAGGCGTGGCGACCGATGAAGGCAGTCCGCTCGATGTCTTGCGGGATAGCTGGACCCAGAACGCGCTCGATGTGTCCAACATCATGTATCGGGGTCGCTTGAAAGCGACAGGCTATTACAACGATGCCACGCTGGATCGGCATTCGGCAGAAGTGGCGAGTGAACAGGGCCCGCTCAATGCGTCGGCCTATCTCCTCACCGGGGCGGGTCGCGCGGGCTCAAATTACTATGCGTCGAAACGACCGCTGACCCAAACGGCGGGCGGCGGGTACGCCACGAACACACTGGACTAAACGATGCCACGGATTAAACCGTACGAACAACAGATTACGAGTCAAGGGGACTTCCCGACGCGAGGCGCGAACCCGTCCGACTTTGGGGGACCGGGGATGGTCAACGCCGGAACCGGGGTGCAAAACCTCGCGGCCGATGGCTTTCAGATTCAGCGGTTCTTGCTGGCGAATAAATCGCGGCAGGAAGTGACCGACGCCGAGACGGGCCTCCTGAGATTGGCTGCGGATACTGAGCAAGAACTGATGGCCCGCTATAAAGCGTGGAAGCCGGGGGATCCGTCGTTGGCGGAATCCTATCAAGGGATCATCAAACAGCGGCTCGATAACTTCGGCTACACGGAAGACGGCACGGAGAAGTACGAGACGCAAGCGGGCAACCATGCGTTTCGCACCGGGGCCGAACGGCTATCCGCCCAAGCCCTCAAACACGCTTCACAGCTTGACGCGGATCTGGCCGGCAAAGCGGCCGTCCTCCAATACAACGAGACGGTGGCGAAGCAAGGGAACTTCTTGCAAGCCCACCCGAATTTCTACGAACTCCGCAAAGAAGAATTCGGCTCGATCATCGACAATCCGTACGGCGTGTATAGCACGATCCCCGGTGTCGAGCGCGAGAAGCTCAGACAAGAAGGCACGGCCGCACTCGCGTATGCTGCGGCCCAAGGGCATATCCGCCGAGCCCCTCACGTCATGCTCGAGAAGTTTCGTGATCCCGCGTTGGCTCAAGACGAACAATATGGGTGGATGACGCGCGATATTCCGGCGAGCAAGTTCGATGATTTGATCCGACAGGCCAACACCGAAGCCCACGCCCTCGAGACTGAACAAGCGCGGATTGAAGCGGAACGGAAGCGCCAAGCGATCGAACTTTCTCGCGCGAAAGAAACGGAGTTGGTCGAGAAACTCCTGTTGCACCAGCAAGACCCTAAGCACAATCCCGCGATGACGTCGGGGGATGTGCTGGAAGCACTGGACGGCGGGATGGACGGGGAAAAAGGCTTGACGATGTGGCGCCTCCTCGAAGCCCAAGCCAAGGAAGATCCCTATAAGCCGGTCCATACAAATCCGGCCGTGGAAAACATGCTGTTCAAGCGCATCCATCTTCCGGATAACGACCCGAGAAAGATCATCGAGTTGGATGAGGTCATTAAGCATAAGTCCCAACTGAGTTGGTCCTCGTTCAACTATCTGAAGCAAGAGATCATCGACAACCGCTCCCCAGAGGGCAGCGTCTTCAACAAAGAGAAAGCGGAATTCTATAAAGCCTACGAGCAACAAGTCCTCAAACCAGGACCGTTCGGGATCTACGCGGACCCGACAAACGGTGGTCATTGGCTGCGCTTCAAGGCAGATACGGAAGAGGCGATCAAACACATTCGCAAAGAGGGGGGCAATGCTCGGGACGTGTTCAATCCCAAGAGCCAACATTTCAGAGGCTCGAAAGAAGTGTTGAGTCAGTACACGGCGACCGGCTTCGGGTCAACCGAAACATCATCGGCCCCGGCCAAACCCCCGGCTGAACGGAAATCACTCGATAGCATCTTTGGAGTCAAACAGTGACACCGGTTCAAGAAGCATTGAAAGAAGGCTATAGCCAAGACGAGATCAACAGCTATCTCGCGGAACGCTCGCAGCAAGCGTTAGCCGAAGGCTACACCCCACAGGAGGTTCAGCAATACATCCGTGAGAACGTCCACCAGCAACCGGAGTTCAACAAGACAGCGATCGCAGCCCCGGCCCATGACACGCTCGCAGCACGGCCGTCCCCCACGACACTTGGGGAAGCGATTGAAACCGGCTGGGGCTGGTCGACGATGAGCCTTGGGAAATCAGCATTCAGTGGAGAAGGCAAGCTGCCCGAAATGGATCTCTCGAATTCTCCCTGGTATCTGCGTGCGGCTGGCAATCTCTCCACCTTTGTGGGCGATGCGCCAGCGATCATCGCGGGCTATGCGATGGGTGGGGCGAATCCGATCACGGGAGCGGGCGGCGCCTTAGCCCTTCCAATGGGATTGAGGAAAGTGTTCATCGACGCAATCGAACAGGGCCAAGCGATCGACAAAAAGGATTTCGCCACACGCGCGATCGAGACGATTTGGGAAACGGCGAAGGGGTGGGTGACTGGGGCCGCGACGGCCGGCGTGGGTGGCAAAGCGGCCAAAGACTTGGCGAACGCAGCAATCCCGTCTGCAGCCAAAACCATTATTCCAACAGCGGCCGAGCTTGCCACGCTCACAGAAGTCAGTGCTCGACTCGAGGGCCATGCCCCAGAGCCCCAGAGTTTGCTCGATAACGCTTTGCTGTTGGGTGTCATGAAGACCGTGACCCCGTGGTCTTATCCGCAGCCTCCGAAAGTCATGAAAGACATTTACGTGAAAACTGGCACGCACCCGGATGAAGTCTCTCTGGATGCCATGCGCGGGGATCGCGGGGTGTGGCAGGACACGCTCGATGGCGCGATGCCGAAGGCGTACCAGGAACGGGTGGAGATCGAACCGACTGGGCAGACGCAAGCGCAGAGAGCCCCGTCACAAAAGATGCCCGCTTCACCAACGGAAGAGTCGGGAGAGTTCTTGTACCACGGGTCTGATAAATCCGGGGCTGATGCCATTAAAAAGCAAGGGGCGCTCGGTGGGCACACGGAAAGAACGTGGCTGACTGAAGATCGAAAGATTGCTGAAGCGTACGCGAAACAAAAAGGTGGTGAAGTCTTCAAAGTCCGGAAAAGCGATGTTCCACCCGAGTTATTGGAAGAACAGAACATCGAGGAAATGTCGGGCAACAAGTTTTACTCCATTCCGACGTTCGGCCCGTGGCGTGATGCGCGCGTGCCGTTTCAGAAGGAGGAAGCGAGCCAAGCTCCACCGCCTCCGACATTGACCCCCGAGCAACAGGCCCAAGCTCGCGCCTTCATGGAACAGCCCTTTGCGGCCGTGCCTCAGATGCCGAACGAACCCTCACGGCCCACGCACATGAATTACAACCGGATTGATACGGCTGACGAAACAAAACAAACCCTCTCGCGGCTCTCGGAAATTTATGAAGCGAAGATCCTCGAGAAACGGCAAGCCCCCAGAACGTGGGAACAGTCGACAAACGACGCGGCTCAAGTGCTCTCCGATCTCCTCGATGCCTCACCGAAAGAAGTGATGGCGTTCTTGAACGGGGGCAAAGGCCCCTCGGCTACTGCCCAGTTATTGGCCCGTAAGGAGTTGGCACTAGGGTTTATGGAAGACCTGATGCGCTCTCGTGCGGCTCTTAAAGCGAAGGGTGATGAAGCGACCCCGGAAGACATCGCCGCGTTCCTCGCCCAAGTGGAACGAGTCAGCAATGTGCAATCGAGCTTCCTGGGACATCGCGCCGATACCGCTCGCGCCTTGAACGCGCTGAAGTCGACGAAGCGTATCGCAGAGCGATCCCAAGCGATTGTCGATGCGGTCAACTCCTACGGTGGCCCGGAGAATGTGGCGAAGCTGGTCGATATGTTGGGTGAGTATGACTCCCCCGCACAAGTCGCGAAGTTTGCCAAGGAAGCGACCAAGGCGACGAAGTGGGAAATGGTGGTCGAAGCGTGGAAAGCCGGGTTGGTGTCCGGATTGAAAACCCACGAGGTGAACTTCCTCTCGACGCTGGCGTTCACGGTCTTGCGTTTGAACACCGAAGCGATCGCAGCGGTGCAAGGCTTGGCACGCTCGGGCCCCGACAAAGTGTACATGAGCGAATTGCCGGCGAGAGTCTTAGGGCTCACCAAAGGCATGTATGACGGGATGAAAGCGGCCGGCGCAGTCCTTCGGACAGGTGACAACCTCGAAGCCGCAAAGACCGATCAGAAGGGCCCTGCGATCCCTGGTAAGGCCGGTGAGGTGATCCGCACCCCCTTCCGGATGCTCTCAGCTGAAGACACCGTACTGAAAACGATGAACCGACAGGCGGAACTCTATGCCCAAGGGGTCCACAAAGCCCTCGATGAAGGACTGAAATTTGGCACCGATGCGTTCTTCAAGCGTGCGGTGGAACTGGCGACGAACCCGACTGAATCGATGGTCGAAGCGGCCGATAAAGCGGCAGCACGCTACACGTTCAACATGCCCCTCGGTCCTGCTGGGCAAGCCTTTCAACGGTTCGTGAAACTCGCCCATCTCGAGATGGTGTTCCCGTTCATCTCGACACCAGGGAACATCTTCAAAGAAACGGCCCGCATGACACCGGGGTTGAACCTCGCGATCAAGGAGTGGCGGGAGGATTACGCAGCCGGTGGCGCACGCCGCGATAAAGCGATGGCGGAAGTCACCCTCGGCGCCTCGATCATGGGCGCGGTGGTGCTCATGGCGATGCAAGGGCAGATCACGGGCAACGGCACCCCGGAGAAAGGTCATCGAGCGACGGAACGCGCAGCCGGGTGGAAACCCTATGCGGTGAAAACCCAAGTGGGTTATGTCGATGGCTACCTCCGGATGGCCCCGATCGGACCGCTCATTGGTCTCGCAGTCGACGGATACGAATTCTCGAAATACATGACGAGTGAAGAACGCGATCAGTGGTCGCGCATGTTGGCCTTCGCCTTTGCCCAGAACGTCACGAACCAAACCTTTTTCACGGGCGCCGTCAACCTCGTGAACGTCCTGCAGGATCCGAGTCGGTATGGCGAGAACTACTTTGAAACCCTCGCAGCGACGGCAATCCCACAAGCCGTGGGACAGACGGCGCAAGAACTCGATCCGCTCCTCCGAGAGATTCATGGAATGCGGGAAGCGATGTTGGCGCGTATCCCCGGTCAACGCGAAGGATTGCTCCCGAAGCGTGATCTCTTTGGGAAGCCGATCGACAACCCCGAGCACTTGTGGTTCGGCAGTCCGTTCACTGTCTCGCCCGTCAGCACCGATAAGGTCCGAACGGAAGCGGCACGGATCGGCTTTGCCACTCCGACGATCCCGAAAAAGATCGATGTCGTCCCGACTGTGCGCTTGGGCAACGATGACAAAGTGGCGCTCTCGCCCGAACAACGCGATGTGTTTGCGTCGAAGTCCGGGCAATACGCCTACGAAGAACTGAACAAGATGGTGCATCAACCGGCGTGGGATATCACCCCCGACATCATCAAGCGGAAAGAATTTGAACTGATGTTCAAGAAAGCTCGGGACCGGGCAGAGAAAGAACTGTTCGAACAGATTATCAAGACGGACGAGGCGAAAGACCGGATCAAGAAAACCGAGCAAGCCGTGAAACCGAAGGAGAAGAAATGACCATCTCAAATCAGAACAACCGTGTGACCCAAGTCGGCAACGGGAGCACCGATACCATTGCCATCCCCTTCCCGGTGCATACGCCCTATGACGATCTTCGGGTGGTGTCGGTGGTCATTGCGACCGGGGTGGAAACCGACGTCACGGCCGAATCAGGCTGGACGTGGAGTGGGAGTGCCGACAGCCAAGGGCACTACCCCAACGGCGGGACGATCACGATTGTCGCTGGCGCCTGGGCGTCGACGATCCGGATGGTGGCCTATCGGGATCCTGACCCTATCCAAGAACTCGACCTCGTGGAAGACGACAGTCTCCCGGTGGAAGAGGTGGAAGCGGCCATCGATTATCTGACCATGTTGGTTCAACGGCTCGACGAACTGTCCCAACGGACGCTCCGACAACCGGACGGGGATGCAGATGAAATTGTCGCGATGCCGGCCACCGTCGAGCGTGCGTCCAAGTATCTCGGGTTCGATGCGGCCGGCGATCCCGTCGCGCTCGATGCCCCGACCGATACGGCGCTCACGTCGGCCTTTGTCGAAACCCTCCTCGATGATGCGAACGCCGGGGCCTTTGTCGAAACCTTGGTCACGGCCCTGTCCGCGCTCACGGCTCCTGCGGTGGGCGATCTTCTGGCGATCTCCGATGTGAGCGACGGGGATCTTGGCTTAAAAATCACCCTCGCGAATCTGTTCAAGGTGATCAACGAGTTCACGGAAGATACCACCCCGGACTGGGCCGCAGATTTTCTCGCGACCTACGACGCGAGTGCGTCAGCGGCCAAGAAGATCAAACTGAGTTCGCTGGTCGCCTCCCAAGCGGAAGTGAACGCGATGACGAGCACGGCCAAGCTGTTGACCCCCAACCACAACAAGCTGATTCCAGGGACGGTCATCGCCACCACCTCGGGCGGGAATGTGACCTTGCATAGCGCGATCCCGGCCGGCGTGAAGCGGATTACGGTGATGTTCAACGGGGTGTCGTTAAGCGGGACCGATAACATCCTCATTCAAATTGGCGATGCGGGCGGGGTCGAGACGACGGGCTACATCTCCTCATCCTGCAATCAAGCCGGCACGGTGGTGAACTCAACGGCCGGGTTTATCCTCGGCGTGGCGTCGGCAGCGGGGGTGGTCAGTGGGGCCCTCACGCTCTCGTTGTTGAGTGCGGCCGGGTTTCTCTGGGCGGGCGCGGGCGCCGTCAAAATCTCCACGAGTGCCACCAGCTACTTCGCGGGCGAAAAGTCGCTGACGGCGGAATTGACACAACTCATTATGGTCGTGACCGGTGTCGACACCTTCGACGCGGGCTCGGTCAGCATCCTCTATGAAAGGTAATCCCATGAAAGGCTATCGCAAACCGAGCGGCGTCTATATCGAACTCGACAATACCGTGCCTGTCTCGGACTCGTTGGTCGAGGTGGCGTTACGGCCGTCTGCCGATCACGTCTTCGCGGACGGATGGCAAAGCGACCCGTTGAACGCGGCCGTGTGTTGGCGGGCGAAAACGGTGGCCGAACAGACCGCAGACAAAAACACGGAACTGCAAGCCTTCCTCGACACCGCAGGGGGCAAGGCGCTGAAAGCGTTAGTGACGGTGCTGATCAACAAGAACGTGCTGACGCTCGCGGAAGTCCGCGCGGTGTACCGGACGTTATAACCAGGAGGGACAACGGATGAAGACATTGCTTGGGCTGTTCTTGGCGCTAATGGCGTTGGCCCCGCCTGTTGTGTTCGCAGAACTCAGCGACACGAAAGCGCACTCCTTTCATTCGGCCGCGACCGTGGATGGCGATGGGACCGATTTTGTCAACGCCGATAAATACACCTCGATGGCGGTCACCGTGACGATCACCAACACGGCGACGGTCACCTTCAAAGTGTCCCAGAACGGGACGGACTTTGCCGAGAAATTGTGTACGCCTTCGGACAGCACGACGGCCGTGACTAACGTGTCGTCCACCGCACAAGTCCAGTGCAACATCGCGGGCTATGCGGCCGTCCGGATGGTGATCTCCGCGTGCTCCTCCTGTACGGTGACCGTGACCGGCACCGTGACGACCGCGCTCTTTGGCGGCGGGGGTGGCGGCAGTGGCGCCACGCCCACATTCGACCAAGTGATTGCCCAAGGGGCGGAAACGGATAACGCCACCTCACTCGCCAATGCCGTCAAAATCGGCGGGACGTTGAAGTGGTGCATTTACGAAGACGCGGCCACAGGGTTGCAACTGCGGCCCTGTACCGCCTCGGATGTCAAACAAACCATTCTCACGAATTTCAACGGGGGATTTTACGACGAGGAGAACGATTGCTGGATCCTGCAGATTGACCCGGATGCGGCGTCGACCCTCGCGGCCTGGACCTTTACGTGTAGCGCGACCAAGCCGAAGAAAAGTCTCTTGCTCACGGCTGATGCGTTCTACATGAAAAGCGGCTGTACGTTGACGACCGAATCGGCGTTGATCACGGCGGGCTTAACCGAACCCTACATCACCTGTACCGACAACGACGCGAGCGGGTTTCACCGCACGCTCGCCATGCCGGATTCCTGGGACGGGGGCACGGTCACCTTCAAAGTGTTTCTGACGAATGTGAACGCGACCCCGGCTAACGACTACCGGCTGGATCTCTCGGCCGAATGCGAAGCCAATAGCGAAGTCATCGGCACCTCGATCTCGGGCACGGGGGAAGTCTCGGCCCTGTTCGACTTTGATAACACCGGCACCTGTTCGACGGCCTGTGCGCAATTCGATCTCGCGACCGTGACGACCGCGGCCCATACCGTCAACGGCACCTGTGCGGGGGGCAACCTCTTCCGGATCAACGCGCTGGTCGATGCAACGACCACCACGACCGCGCAAGTGGCCGACGTGAAGATCATCGCCGTCCGGATGGAGTACGGCATCTCCAGTCTCAGCGACTAAAAGGAGTCACCCATGAGTTTGCTGTTCATCCTCCTGTTGAACCTGTTGTTCCCGTACCAGGCCCACGCTGCGACCCCGACCTTTGACGTGGCGAATACCCCGTGCGTGTTGACCAATGAAAGCACGACGTCAGCCTGTACGCACGATCCGGGGGTACTGAGTAATGGCATCGCGCTAGTCGCGGTCACGACGCAGGACGGCGCGGCGACGAACATGACTGCCCTGACCTACGGCGGGGTGAGCATCATTGCCAACGAGATCGGCAAGATTCAATACGCGGCCACCTGCTGGATTGGGTTCTATTACTATCTGAGCCCTCCGTCCACGTCGCAGTCAGTCCTCGCGACCTTCGATCAAGTCCAAAACCGGCACATCATCAGCGTGCGGACCTACGCCAATGTGAACCAGAGCGCCCCGCTCGGAACCGCTGTCCCCGTCGATGACTTCGACACCGCGAGCCCCTCCGAAGCGCGCGCCACGGTTTCGAGTGCGGCGGGCGAAGTGGTGGTCGACGCGGCGGCGATGTGTAGCACGACCGCAGCCAGCTTTACCTCGACCACGCAAACGTCTCGCGTGAACACGGGATCGGCAAGTAGCCACACCCACGCGGGCGCAGAAGCGGCAGGCGCGGCCTCGGTGGTGATGTCGTGGACGCTGAACGAAAGTCGGAACAACGGAATTATTGCGGTGCCGCTGAAACCCTCGTCCTCGCGACGGGCCGCGCTGCCGCTGGGTCTGAACTAACACGAAGGAGAACGGCTCATGATGACACGCTGGCTGGTGGTCCTCACGGTGCTCTGCTTGGCGACTCCCGCATTGGCCGCAACGAAGTATGCGGATACCGCCGCAACAGGATGCGAGGCGGGAACGAACACCGATTATGACCCCACGGCGAATGCGGGGGCTGGTGGATGCGGGGCTGGCAGTGCCACGATCTACATTACGTCAACCTTGTCCACGGCACTTCAGGCCCTTGTGAAGAGTGACATTCTGTACTTCAGGGCTGGCACCTATACCCAAACATCGACCTACGGGGATGCGGCGGGGGAAACCTGGGCCTGTCAGTCTGGAGGATGCCCGACTTCCTGGGACACGGCGACACAAGTGAGAAACTACCCCGGCGAGGCGGTCGTGTGGCAGACACGCACGCTGAACTTTGACGGGGACTTGAGTACGGGCGGGGCCGCGTACTTCGTTATTCAAGGTGACAGCCGCTCGAATTTCATTATTGAAATGCAGGGGGCATCGCAGAGCATCACTGGCTTGCGCGCGGTAGACGGGGCTCACCATATTCGCCTCAAAAAGACGACGTTGAGAAATTTTAGTGAGCATGGCATCGGGGTGGGCGTCAATAGTTCTACCACCGTGCCGTCGTTTATCGAAATCATTGACAACCTTGTGACGAATAATGGGGATACCAACAATAGCTCTGGCACCACACACGAACATGGGTTTTACCCAAGCGGCTGCAACGATTGTTTAGTGGAATACAATTACTTCTACAGCAACCACGCCTACGCGATTCACGGCAATTCGGCCAGTGCTCGTCTCAATCGCATGGTCATGCGGTACAACCTGATCGAAGGGCGAAACGCCACCAGCGGTACCAGTTTTGGCATCTTCATCGACGATGGAGCGGATAACGTCATCTACCGCAACCTCATTCTGCTAAAGGGCGGTGCGACTGGCACGCACACCGGCTGTATACAGTTGGGCAGTAACGCGGTGCGGACCTTGGTCTATCACAACACCTGCTATGGCACGGGCTCTGGGACTGGGTTACAGATTTCCGGGAATGCGACGAATACCTCCGTCATTAACAACATCTGGAATAACATCACGGCGGCGAATACCTTTCAACTCCTGGCTGGCTCTGGCACCACCGGCAACGGGAACCTCTGCCCATCGAACGATGCGGATATTTCTGGAGCCTGTGATGTGAATACCACCACCCCTGGGTTTGTCAGTGCCGGCACCACGTTCTCCCTGGCGGCAAGTGCCGCAGCGATAGATACAGGCGTTGCCATCGCTGGCTACAGCTACAACGGCTCGCTTCCAGACATCGGGGCCTTTGAAACCGTCACCCATGCGAGTTGTGTGGTGGAAGATGGGGACGCGAGCACATTGCGAGCGACGTATACCAATAACGTGTTTCCCCCTATGCAGATTACCGATTCTACCGGCGTGACCACGCGGAAGGCTGGTGCGGCCAACGCGCCGACAGCGGTGACGATCACGGGCGATACCCGTGTAGACATTACGCTGACCAATGCCATTGTAAACGGCAACGCGGTGGACTGGACCTATGCCCAAACCGGCGACTTACGCGATTCTGCGAACATTGGCGGGACATTGACACAGGAAGCCCTGGCGCACTCGCAAACCTCCTGTACCAACAATGTCGGGGCGGCAGCCTCCCATCTGTTCATCCAGGCTGCGTATAAATGGCACGGCTTACGCGGGACGGAAGCGGCACCCGTCGCCCTTCGCACGGCTGGGGGAGCGTCAGAGAATCTTGACATTAAACCGATGCCCGGAGGGAAGGCACGGCTACGGTTTAGCGTCACCTGTAGCACGGCAGATTGTCCACCGGAAGCCTTCTACCCGTATGTGGATGTGAACAGTGCAGGGTCGTATGCCGTGGTCCCTGATACCTTTGGCAGTGCCAACATCGCGTTTTGCGGAACCGGTATTGAGGCCGATGTGCCGACCTCTGGTGAGGCGACCACCGGTCAACTGTCTACCAGTGGGACGTTTGTGGCCGGGGCATTGGTGCGAACCAGTAACGCGATTCCTACGGTGGACCTTGATAATGACCCCGCCTCGAAAACTGAACTGGAATACTGCTTTGTCTGGGATACCGATGCGTCAGCGAACGCCACCTACGATTTTCGTTTGCGAAAACAGGACGGGTCCGTACTGGACACGTACACCGTGACGCCACGCGCCACCATTCAAGCGAGTGGGGCAGGAGGAGGATTCTGATGACACGGACTTTTGCATGCCTGGCGATCTTCTTGTACACGGCCACCTTCGCGTCAGCCGCATCCCTCTTTTGGGACAAGCCCCGTACGGGCAACATCAACCTCGAACGGGCTGACTTTGAAGCGGGGCCCTTCGCCTTCGTCGCGACCATCTCGGCCGAAGTGCCCTACAAACTCACACCGGGAGACTTCGGCTATTTCCGGGTGACCTACCTCGGGGTGCCCAGTAACGTGGTGCATTACAGCTTGGACGTGAACGGCAACGAAGTCTTGGAACGGCTCACGAGTATCGAAGGGGCCTTGATCAAACTGGTGCCGACGACCAGCGGGAACCTCAGTGTGAAACCTCTCGATGCCAACCGGATCGAGATCACGGGCTTGGCGTGTAGCTCTCTGAAAACCACCGGCACGGGATTGAAGCGCGTGGTGGAGTGCGTGAAATGACCAAAGACGAATTGAAGACGCTCACGTTCTTTCGTGCGGGCGAACGCGATCTCTCGGGCCGGGTGCTCGACTGGGAGAAGGAGGGGCACTATGCCACGGTTCAACTGCTCGAAGCCCTCCGACGACGGCTCGATTCGCCCCTTAGCATTATCCGCCTCGCGCATCCGGGCAAACCGACTGCGATCGATTGGTGCTGCCTTGGGCGTCGATACCGAGACGTCGTGTGTGAGGTCTTGCGACTGCCCCATGCCAGCTACGGGTTTTACAGTGGCAATTCAATCCACACCGACCTCCGGGCATTTACGGAGCTTCCCGCGCGCTGGCTGGCTGTCAAGGAGGCGGAAAGACCGCTCCTCGGACGACTCGACAAAACCGTGACCAGTGTCGCCAGTGGGTGGGCGTATTTGCCGTGGACGTGGGATGGGCTGCAGCTTGTGATCGACCTCGCAGAGAAAAAGTCGGGGGAGCATCCGAGCGGAAACTAGGAGGGGACCGTGAGCGACGACGTACTCGAGCAACGCATTCGAAAGATGGAAAGCGAAATCGCGGCGGTGAAAACCGCCTGGACCGTCTTGAAGTATATCGGCACGATTGCCCTCGCGATCGTGGGGGTCTGGGCTGCCATCAAAGGACATTAAGGAGGGGATCTATGTTTGGCGAAGAAATTCTCGCGGTGATCAAAGGACTGGGCGATACGGTCATTAAAGGCATCGACGAACTTACGATGTCGCCAGAGGAAAAGATGGCGGCAAAAATCCAGGTGCAACAGGCGGTGTTTGAATCGAAAAAAGCCACGATGGAATTCGTCTACAAGATGGTGAGTTCCGCCCAGAACCGGGAAATCCAGACCGGGGATAAGACCACCAAGCAACTCGCATGGCTCTACACGGGCGGGTATTTTGGGATCTTCGGGCTCCTCATCTCGGGCGTGGTCAAGGTCGATCCCGACATCAAGCAGTTGGTGGATGTGCTGATGGCGGTCTTAACCGCAGGGCAATACTCCATCCTCACCTATTACTTCGGCAGTTCCCACGGCTCACAGCAAAAGGACCGCACGCTCGATCGGGCGTTAGGGTCCAAAGAGCCGGCATGACCTCGATCTGGATTCTCACGGTGTGGATCCTGGGTACCACGCTCTCGTTTGACGATGGGCCACACTACTCGCTCGACGCCTGTAAACAAGAAGGCTTTCGGCAAGTCCGCGACTATCAGGACGGGAATATCCGCGCAGCCTTTGAGTGCGAGGAGATCCCCATTCCCCCGTCCTGCGACGATCCCCAAACCTGCGTCTAAAGGAGTCGTGTATGGGTAATCACCCACTCTCGCCCGAACTCTGTCAGCAAACCTTAGAGGCTTTAGCTAGGTATAAATCGGAAGCCGAAGCCGCGAAACAACTCGGGATCCCGCGCACCACCTTTCAAACACGGCTCCGAAGCGCACGGCTGCAGGAAGGACAAACCGCGAGCAAGCACATCCCCGAATTCGAATACACCCCGCTGCCGTCCCCGAGTTTGCCGATCGAGGAGTTGGTGGAACATCGGATCAAGATGTTCGATTACAAGCGGGCGTACGAAGATGCACGCCGGCTGATCAAGGTGAAGGTCCACATCGATGGCCCTATAGGGATCTGGCACTTTGGCGATCCCCACGTCGACGATGACGGGACCGACTTGAAAGCGATCAAAGACCACACCGAAATTATCCGCTCGACACCAGGGGTATTTGGGGCGAATGTGGGAGATACGACCAACAACTGGACGGGACGGCTCGCACGGCTCTATTCCCAACAAGCCACCAGCGCCAAACAAGCCTGGGACTTAGCCGAGTGGTTTCTTCGCCGGGTCGACTGGCTCTATTTGATCGGGGGCAACCACGATGCGTGGAGTGGGGACGGCGATCCCATTCGGTGGATTCAAGCAGGAGGCACGGCCCCCTACGCCCCGTCAGAAATCCGTCTGGAACTCGTATTCCCCAACGGTAATACGTGTCGGGTAAACGCACGGCATGACTTTAACGGGCATTCGCAATACAACCCGGCACACGGCCCGATGAAGGCTACAATTTTTGGGGTTCGAGATCACATCTCCATCGCGGGTCACAAGCATATCTCCGGTCACGGGGTCTTGAAAAACCCGGATGACGGTGCGCTTTGTCATTCGTTCCTCGTCGCCAGTTATAAGGTGTACGACCGTTATGCGTTAGAAAAAGGCTTCCGGGATCAGCACATTTCACCGGGGGTCTTCACGATTATCGATCCACGGTTGCCCAATACGGATCCGGATTTTGTGTCTCACTTTTGGGGGCTGGAACGGGGCGTTCAGATGCTCCGCTATCTGCGGGGGTGAGCCACCCCTTCCGCTCGTAGTATTCATTCACAAGCCCGTTCACCGTCTTGGAGTGGTAGCCCGCGATCTCCTCGAGTTGCACAATCCGATCCCGTAGTCCGCTGATTCGATACGTATCAATACAACTGTACACACTGAGCACCGCGACCGTCCACCACAACACGACGAAACTCCGTTCCTGCGTCATTCTTTCCCCCATTCATTCTCGTGCCCGATGAAGGTGTCCCACTCGGCTCTGGCACGGGCGAGCGGCGGGATGCTGTAGAAATACGGCTGCGACTTATCGTCCTTTTGCATCGGCCGGCGCCCGCGTGCGTGGCTGGGGCAGCACACCTTGAGCAAGCGGCCGATCAACCGGTCTTCCGGCATCCGGCCTTTAATATTGCGTTCACGACTGTAACGGCGGAACGCGCTGCGAAATCTCTCGCATTCAATTTCGTTCGGCCACCCTTCGAAATCGGCCCCACCGAACGTGCCCGCCTCAAGGCTATCGAACCACCACTGATGGAACGGTTCGAGCGAGCTATGCTTTTGATCCCGAAGACCGGCGGTGGATGGCGCGGCGTTGACATCGATTCCGGTGCAATCGTAATCTCGCAGATAACGGAGCAATACCGAATACCCGCCCGCTTCCATGCCTTCTCGCATCGTCGTAAAAAATTTGCGGTCTTGTTTGCGTCCATCCCCCACATCAAAGACTGCAAAGCGGCGTTCGTCATGACTGGCGGGGACGAGCCAGTCTTCATTACCGATGACACAGACCCGAGTGGTATTCGCCACCGTGTACGGTTCTTTGCCCTTATGTTCGATGACATGCTCCCTCCCGGTGATCAAATCTTTGAGCGTACCTTCCGCTTGCTTATCGCCCGACCAGAACGCTTCATCCAAAGCGAAGAGGAGGCAATTCTCGAGGTGACCATTGAAATTGCCGATGAGATAGCGTCGGTTGGAAGTAAGGAGAAAATGGCCTCCAAGAAGGGCACCGACTCGCTCAATGAGGGCATTCTTTCCCACGCCTTTCGCCCCTCGGAAGACGAGAGCCACAAGCGGCTTTTCCCACGGACGCTGGATGAGATGAGCAAAGTATCCCATGAGCCATCGGAAAAGCGCCTCATGACCTCCACATACGTTAGTCTTCGCGTGGTCGAGGAAGGCGTCGACGGCCGGGTGCGTGGTGTGGTTAGCTGGTTCATAGGCAAATCCTCTCCAGAGGTTATAGAAGCGTTTCGGGGTGGGTTGTTCGGGCAGAAAGCAGAGCCCTTCGTACTCGCGGCGGTGCTTATCTCTGAGCCACACTTTCGACTGGGGCTCGGTCTTTTTGCCCACTTGGATTTCGAACGGAGCCATCTTATTGTGAAAGGCGTCCATCGACAGGTGTTCGAGTTTGTACTTGTCGTGGTGATCGGTCGTTTCCCAGAGGACGTGACAGCCCCCACCAGCGGTGATGAAGGCGAACGACTGATTCATTTCCTCGACCCAGTGCTTTTTGCCATCTGGCAACGATTCTGTGCCAAGTGGCACGTCTTTGAAGTGCGTTTCGGGGGCTCCGGACCCTGGTATTTCGAGCCCATATTGGTAGGCGTGATCGATCTTTTCTTGGAGTTCGAGGGGACACCAGGGTGGCTCATTGCGGTGATTCCAATAGTCGAGCATCAACGGAAGGCAGTCGGATTTATCGAGCCCCAAGTCTTTCACTCGACACGCCACCTTATATGTCGTCTCGTCCCCGTTCTGCCCTTGCACCGCTCGCGGGGCTTCCTCTTCCAAGTATCGAACCGCACGGGGAATCGCCCGTTCACGATCTACGGGAACCAGGGGTGTTCGAGCGGGTCGTTCGCTGCGCTCGTCCACCCCTCCGGGTGCGGCGTCTCCACAAGCTCTAACGACCCAATCTGGGGCCTCGGAGACAGGTGTCGCATCGGCGGTATACGTTTGGGATCCAATGCAGCTACCCGCACCAACAATGTAGCCCCCTCGACTCCGGACATCGAGATTCCGACCGAGTACGCTCGCGCCTTGCCGCACGGGTGCGCGATGACGATACACCAGATGCCGTCCTCCCGTTGGTGTAAATTGACTGCGGGTGACGGGCAAATCGAATCCCTCAAGTTCAAGCCGCAACAGTTCTCGATCACCGTGTTGTCCCTCCTTGTTATCGACGTCGATCACGATGAGCGCGTCATCGTCGAGAAATTTACTCGTCGAAATCCCGATGTTCGCATCCGGCCACTTGGCCCACCACGTCACGATTTGACTGACATCCCGCGTGGCTTTTTTCGGGAAGTCTTTAATCAGAGGAGGACTCTTCGCCCCCGGTTGAATCGGGAACACATGGAAGCCCTCGGCAGCGAGGTGTAAAGCGTGATCAACAAGTGTCATCCGTGGGCCCGTCTCTTTCCGTTGCGCACATTCCAGACGTGCGTGCGGCTCACGTTGAACCGCTTCGCAATTTCAGTAATGGTCCCCGTCGCCCGTTGGATCTTGACGAGTAAACGCCGGGGGTATTTCGTCCACGGGTGTTTCGGGCCGCACAACGCCGTCCCGTGTTTGTGCTTGTCTGCAAAATTGTTTTTCTTCGTATCGTACCGAAGGTCGACGAGGCGGGCCGATCTCGTGAGCACGTTGTGGCAGATTTCTTTTCCAGGGGGGCATGGGCCGACGAAGGCTTCCATCACCAGTTGGTGTACCGTACGCCAGCGTTTATCTTTTCCACGGCAGATCGCGACAAGGGGATACCCGTACTGGTTATGCGGTTTTGTTTTCAATAGCCGGCCTCTGTACCACCGAAGACGCCCGTCCGCAAATCTCACCAGCCTGTCCACCGACCGGACACGGCCATGGTCGCTCACTTCGTACCACCCGATGTAGCCCGCCACAGGTTTCCATTGCTCGCTCATTTTCGAAATCGCTTGCCACGCCATCCCTCGACGGAGACTGGCAACCCCTCTGCCCATGCGGGTACTGCTGCCATGAGCTTGTGAAACTGGTGCATATCGCCCTCGCCTTCGTTGACTTCCACGACGATCTCGTCATGGACGTGAAGCACCACCGGATACCCCGCAGCTTCCACTCGCAGAATCGCTTCGGCTAGCAAATCCCTCGACACGGCTTGCGTAATGTTCTCAGATAAAGAACCGCCGTAAGTATGCGTCTCTTCCCACTTGTTTGTCAAGCCATTTACTTTCATGTAGTGGATCTGTTCGCGCTCCTCACCCCACGGGGTCATGCACAATTTCATTTTCGGGTACGGGTAGGTGAGGAGCCGGCCGTTCGGGAGTAGGCAGAACAAAAATGAACCTTTGGTTCGGAAAGCCACATTCCGCACGCGGAACACCACCCCTGGAGTGGTGACGGCACTCGTGGCCGCTGATTCGAGATCGTACCAGTATTGCTTAATGTTGGGGTTCGCTTGACGCCACGCTTCTTTGATTGACTCGGCTTCGCTTTTGGGGACTTTGATTCCATACGTGTACGCCATCGTTTGAAACGCCCCAACGCCCCCACCATAGCCACAGGCGAGTTCAGCAACTTTTCCAATTTGTCTTTCAGGACTTTTCTTTGTGAACTCGGAAGCTGGTCGATGATAGATGCGACTAGCAGATAATAAGTAGAGATCATCTCCCGTGCCGGCATCAAAGGCTGTGAAGGCTTCAAGTTTCCACCTCTCTTGGGCGAGCCATGCCAGCACTCGCCCTTCAATGTTGGCAAAATCGCCCGCGATGAGTTCGTTCCCCTCGGGAGCACAAATCAGTCCGCGTAAACAACTGGAAATAACTTCAAGAGGATGCCCGTACAGAAGACCAATAAAGGGAATCGCTTTGTCGATCGGCATGTGCGTGATCGCATCCAAGACCGACTCTATTTCGCTTTGGGTGAGGCTAGGTCGGGGCAAATTGTGGGGCTGCATTCGTCGACCGCCCCAGCGGCCGGTGGCGGCGGCGTGGTACTGCAATGGATACATAACCCGTCCGTCTTTGGTACTGCATTCGAGCATGGATTTGAGTTTGGCCGTGGACGTCTTAGCAAATTCGTACCGGATCTCGAGAGCACGCCGAACGTCCGCTGGCAGATCAAGTTGGGACAGAAGATCGAGTACATCCGTCCGTTGAAGGCTAGGGCAGTCCACTCCGCGAGCCACGCACCATCGGGTAAGCGCTGCCACTTCGGAGGGACGTGAAACTTTTCCCTGTGATACAGTTCGAAGTTCTTCGGAGAGACGTTCTTGCTCTCGCTCAACAATCGGGATCGCAGCAACGACCGCTTGTCGATCCACGGGTACCCCTCGCCGGTTAATCGCATAATCCACCGTCCATAGTTTTTGCTCCTCGTGCGAAAGGTTGAGGGCCCTCTTTGCTAATTCTCGCTCAACCCGGACGTCCTGCTTGCAATACTCATAGAGTTTCTGTTTTTTGTCCTCCTCGTCCCACCACGTCAGCGGCTCGGTGGTTTTCGGTTTCGACATCTGCATCATGAGGCGTTGGCCCTCGAGATCCTTCCGCTGGGTGATCCCCAGTGCGGCCGACGCTTTCTCCAACGACCCCGGCAAGGCCATCGAATAACACATTGCCATTGTGCACCGGCATTGCGCGGGATCAAGACGGGGCCACCCATACCTCGGCACCATGATCTGATTCCAAATCGCGAGTTCGAAATGGGCGTTATGGGCGAAGACCAGATCATGCGGTTCAATCCGAACGGGCCAATTCACCGTCGGGTGCCAAATCTGCGGCACGTCTTCGTCCAGCGCAAAGCTCATACACCACACATCGGTATCCGGGTGGCTGGCGTAGTTCTCCAACCCCGCCGTCGTGAGTTCCACCGTGGAGCGCGTTTCGAAATCGATGTGGATGTGCATCAAATAAAAAGCCCCCGCTCACGGGAACGGGGGCCTCTCCCCGCCCCTATTTGAATATGTCGCCGGGGTTTCCGCTCTCGGTTGCCCCCTCTTCGGCCACGGGTTCGAAGTCCGCTTGCGGCGTGGTGCGGCCCCCTAATGGTTGACCCTCACCCAACTTCTGAACGTGCTGCAGCCCAAAGCTGATGCCCTTATTGCCCTTGTTGTCGTAGGCAAAGGCTCTCACGGACGCGCGGGCATAACAGCCGGGATAGAACAACCGCTCCTCGATGATGTCGCTCACCGACGCATCCACCAAGCCCGGTCGTTGCTTCGAGGTCGCGGTGATGAACATCGCGCCCTTCTCGTACCCTTCCACGTCCTTTTCACCCTGATCACGAAACGGATTGCGCCAATTCTTCGGCCATTTGCTGACGTCTTCGCCCCACTTTTCCTTGCCCGCCCGCATCGCCTCTGCTTTCAGAGCCGTGAGATCCGCGCTCTTGTCAAAGAGCATCGTGATCGAAAATTTGGGCTCCTGTCCCTGCTGCATCGGCGTGTTCGGCCGAAAGATGTAGGGATAGGACACACGGAATTTCGGGGTGATGACATTTTTCGAGGCGACTGCCGTACCCATAAAGCCCTCCTGTTTTTCCACTCGACTCCCAGTTTAGGCGTCGGGAGCATCACGCTGTTCGTCTTCCCACTCTTTCTGCATCTCGGCGGGATCCATCGGCCCGCACTCGGGACACTCCAACATATACACGCGCCGGATCGTCCCCACCCCGATGTCCACCTCATCGGCCTCTTCGACACAGTGCGGATTTCCACACGCGGGGCATTCCATACATCACGCAAACGGATCGACTACGCAAGTTGTTTCGAGAACCGCAAAATCTTCTTTTGCAGTCGTTCTCGTGACCGCTGGACGAGGATCGCTAAGTGGAGCAATGGTGTGTCCACTGGATGATTTGTCAATAAATCCGTCAAGCAAGCCCTTTGCGGTGGGGATAACTTTTTCCATCTGCGCAGGGCTGCGTAACTCTGGGTCAACATAAATTTGGGCATCACTGTAGCCCGCAGCTTTAAGTGTGTTTTTCGCTCCGACTTCATCTCGCCATTTCCTCCTCGGCTTTTTGTCCACCAGTTTGTAACCGGGGATCTCGCGGCCGGCTTCGAGTTCTCCGTAGGCAAATTCATTGACGCGCTTCACCCACGCCTCGATCTTCGGGATGGCGGTCAAGGCTTGGGCGAGTTTATCCGGATCATAGGGAACGGGGGCTAACTCTTGCGTCTTCCCGAAATCCATCTTCGCCACGATCTGGGTTTCTTTGTGCAACTCGGGACAGATGCCGGCCGCAGGGCAGAACCGGCACCAGCCGCCCGCTTTGAACGGGGCGTTGGGTTGCGCGGTCGCACTGGCGTACGCAATGAGATCGTTCTTGAAGTCGAGCAAATCCATCGTGTCGATCGTCCACGAGCGATATTTCCCGTCGCCGCATCGCGGTTGGACTATGCCGAGTTCGATCTTCTCGATCAGTTGGTTGGCTTCGCGATAGGCGCCGAGCCCGTAATACATCAACTGCGAATTCTTGACCGGATCGACATACACGCCCGCGCCATATTTGAAATCGACCACGATCAACAGCTTGTGATCCGGCCAGTAGCACATGAAGTCACACGTCCCAAAGCAACCGGGATACACGGCGGACAAATCAAACCGCTTCTCCACGAGATGCACGGCCCCCGTCTTGTGACGGAAGGAGTCGCAAATACGTACGTATTCTGCGACAGCTTCATACATCTCGGGATCGTCGAGGAGCGCGGGGTTGAACTTGCCGGTGGTCAACCACTCGGCGGCGTAGGCATGGGCCTTTGTGCCTTCCTCTGCGTAGGCGCTCGAGGGCTGGGGTGGAACCGTCGAAATCAGTTTCACCGACCCCGGACAGTTGAACCACCGCTCGCTGGATGAGGCGCCGATCGGACTATGTTCGAGGAGTGGTGTCATTCATTCCCTCCCCACGGTTCGAGCACGTAGGTTTGAAACCACCGCATTTCGCCGTGGTCATCCAGCACCTTCACGCCGTTCGGCCCGACGTTCGCAATCGAGCCGTCCGGCAACCACTCGGTGAGGTCTTGCACGGCAAAGACTTCGTGGGTGTAGATATGCCGGACTTTCATGGCTACACCTTGAACGGGTCAGACCCAACGCTGCCCATCGCAGCGATCGCGGCGTCTTGCACGGCTTGGTACTTATCGGCCGGGACATCCCGCACCATCTTGATCCCAAAGCCATCGAGCAACAGCTTCGAGACGGCGGTCATCCCTTCCTCGTTGGTCTTGTGCTTGCCGGCCAATTCCTGCAACGCCTTTTTCATCGACTCAAACGTGGCGCTGGGAACGGCCACCTTCGCATCGGCTGGCATCGGGACTGGCGCGGGTTCGACGGTCACCGCTTCTTTCGGCTTCGGCCCACGCTTTTTGGGGGTGGGAATTTCTTCTGCGGCCACCGCCGCATCCTTCAACAACGTGGCACCGCTGGCGAGGGTGGTGGACTGCAACGCGGGACCGTCCCACCCGGCGACCATGCTGCGAATCTTGCCTTGAATTTCGTCAAGTGAGATGCCTTGAATCGTGAGAGTCAACATGATTACGCTCCTTCAAATGGGTTAGGGTTATTGACTGGGGCCTTGTTGATCATCGCATCGCCTAAGAGTTGACAGAGATCGCGCATCTTGCGGGAGAGGACTCGTTGTACCTGGGTGTCGATGGAATCCGGCAGCATGAACACCCGCGCCCGACATTTCTCTTTTTGCCCGAGCCGGTGGATCCGCATCATGGCTTGGGCGTTATCGGCCGGCACATAGGATTGTTCGATGAAGGCCACTTCATGCGCGGCCGTCAGCGTGATCGCGGTCCCCGCTGCCTGGATGTTGCAAATCGCCACCCGCACATGGGCCAGCGTTTGGAATTCCTTAATGTAGCGGTTCTTTTTCGCTTGCGGCGTTCCACCCCAGAGGACGAAGGGATGGAAGGCCATCATGCGTTCACGCACTTCGCGGAGCACCGACTTGTGATGGCCGAAGATCACAATTTTGTGATAATCGCCGCGCTTCAACTCAGCGGTGATCATCTCGCACATGGCCGGGATCTTCGAGAGCGCCACGTACTGGCGAGAGAGCGTACACTTATCTGAGAGCCCTTGGATCGCCTTCAAGCCCGATTCACTCGCGGCCCCCACCGCGTCCAGAAGGCGTTGCATGGTGACCATTTCGTTCGTGACCTCTTCTTGGACACTCGCAATGGTGCGAGTCCCCATGATCACCTCGTGATGCCAGGACCGGAGTTCTACCTCTGATGGTGGCACCACCACGTCTTGAATGCGGAGATCGGGGAGTTGCACATTCACTTCGTCTTTCCTCCTTCTAAGCATAATGGGGGCGAGGAGTTGTCGCAGTTCGGGGATGCGCACGGATCGGTGGACTCGGATGTCGTGATACGGTGTGTAGCTGAAGTCGGTAAACCGGCGCATGAAGGCCCAGTAATCAAGCCCAGTAGCCCCAAATGCACGAAGTAACGGATACAAATTTCCCGCATGATTACGCGCCGGAGTGCCGGAGACTGCCCAGAGCCGATCCGTAACGCGCAGCAAGTTCTGATAGACTTCGATGGTCCGCTGCGCGTTTCTGTTTTGGAGGACGTGGCTTTCATCAAGCACCACCACGTTCCAATGTTCCAACAATAACGAAATAGCGATGTCTCTCGTCGCCAGTAAGTCGTACGAGCAAATCGTTCCATTGTCCGAAGAGGAAAAACTTGCCGTCTTGTGTTCGAGAATCGAGAACCGCCTGACGAAGCAAGAGACAGTCGCGAACTGGTCCCGCCATTGATAGCGGGCTATCGCTGGGCAGAGAATCAAGATACGGTCCAAGACGTTCAACGAATCGACGGCTCTGATCACTTGGGCCGTCTTGCCTAAGCCCGGTTCGTCCGCGAGGAGTCTGTATTTGTGCTTCGTCAGCCATTCGGCCCCCTCGATCTGGTACGGATAGAACGGAAAGCTCACTTGAAGATGTCGGGATCAGGAGCCGGGACTTCAGCGGGCCCACGGAACACCACGCCAGAAGGGAGGACACTCTGCGTAATCGTCGCACCAGACACCTCCTCAAAAAGGATCAACGCCAGCAACGCATAGACCGCCAAGTCCATGAAGCTGTCCCGCGCTGATTCATTCGCAAGCCCACCTTCCTTCGCCAACTTCTGCAGCCGCTTCACCTTATCGTTCGCCCGCACCATTGCGCCCACCCAGGACGGGATGCCCCACTGTTCAGAGCCTCGGATGTTGGCTAATGGATCTCCATGAGTGCCGTAATCCATCTGCTTTTTGTCATGCAGATCACCGATCTCTTTGAGCAATGCGTGGAACCGTGGATCACCGGGTCGCTTCTCAGCCATTGACGCGATTGCATCCTGCAGTCGTGACATACGCCCTCCTATTGAACACTCGTCGCACCACGTAATTGCGGCCGATCGAGAGCACGGTAAAAAACAGGGTGATGATATTCGCTTGGACAAAGGTGACGGGCCACCCCATGAGCGGATAGATCCAGAGGGACGCGAAGAGGCTCACGAGGTAGCCCGCCATCGTATTAGCGATTGATTCAATCGCGGAATGCTTACGGGTTTGCATTAGAACAGCCCCACCGCAGGAACTTGTTTCCACAGCAAATCGTCCCAGTCAAATTGCCAGACCACCCCTAATGCGGTGAGCCCGACAATCGTGGGGTGCCGCTTATTACTCGGGTGCGCGACCGCCACTTGCACAAACTCAATGCGTTTCTGTTCCCGTGTGTCCGTCACAACGGCACCCCTTTCATGTGGTGGGCGTAATAGGCGAGCAATGCAGCTTCCGCTCGGCCATCATCCTTGACCCGCGAGAACAAGCCGGCCACTTGCGGAAACAACTGACAGGCCCGTTTCCTCGCGGCATCTTTGCGATCCGCTTTATCCTCGATCGATGCAATGCCCATCGCGCGCTTCCAGACCCCCGGTGTAATCGTGGAGAGGGGATAGCCCAAGCACACGATCATCGAATGCAGCGCCCCGTTGGTGAACCCAAAATTAAATGCGGAGGTAATGCCTTGCTTCGGCATCGCGTTGACTTGCTCGATGACCACATGGGGGGAGAAGACTTCATAGCATTTCAACATCTGGTAGAGGCGGTGGAGATCGAGTTGCACCTTCTCGCTCTTATTCACTTTGATCGTGAGCGTGGGGAGATCGTGGCACATGACCGCTTGATTCATATACACGGCGTAGGCGCCTTTCACACCGGGATCAATGCCGATGATCATTCGTGTACCTGCAGTATCATTCGTCCAAGGATCTCAGCGAGGTGTGGGACAATGGCATTACCGAGCGCCCTAAGTCGGTCCACCCGCTGGGGTACCCCATGAGCCACTCGACCCACGTCGGGTTCAGACTCCCACTCACGATGTTCTTGCCATGACTCTGCAGTCCGTCCCGCCGATTCGCCGTGGGTGTCGGAAATGTGTGAACCGCATCTTGCAAACTCACTGAGTGCCCGCCCGCTTTCCGCTTCTCCACGTTCTGCGGGCCACCCCTCGGGTACGAGTCGGGCGTCGGCCACAAATTTCTCGCGGCCATCATATCGAGCGTCGGGCGAATCTTCCCCGTGCGGCCGTTGCCCCCTCCCTGATTGTATCCACCCCGATGCGCCGTGATCGTCGGATAGAGCGCGCGACACCCTGGATGCTTCTGCATCGACGGGCAGAGTTGATTGGCGGTGCTGGTCGCCGTAGCCAAGAATCCAGAGCCGTTGCCGGATGTGCGGGGCGTCGACGGCACAAGCCGGTAGACAGACCGGCCAGACGGCGTAGCCGAGACTTTCCAAATCAGCACACACTTGGTCGAGTGCCATGTTGATAAGCCCAGGCACATTTTCGCCAAGGAACCAAGCGGGCCTGAGAGTGTCAAGGCATCGGACCACTTCCGGCCAGAGATAGCGGTCATCTGCCGTGCCTCGTCGCTTCCCGGCCTGAGAGAAGGGCTGGCAGGGGAAGCCCCCGCAGATGAGATCCGGCGTTTCCGTGAAGAGATCCCAGTCGATGGCTTTGATGTCGTCGTAGCAGGGCACGCCGGGAAATCGCTGTCGAAGAACGGATCGACAAAACCCGTTGTTCTCAACTTGCCAGATGACTCGCATTCCGGCCCGTTCAAGTCCAAGGTCAAATCCTCCAATGCCAGAAAACAAACTCCCTACGGTCAACACCTACAGCCCCAACTCCTTCAGCTTCTCGAGCCCGCTTTTGGCAAACATCTTGACCACGTTCGCCCGCCCACCCCGATAGACCAACGGGGGCCTTTGCGACCAGTCTTCGAACTGCATAAAGTGGGGACGCTTCGCGGCTCGCGAGCCCTTATAGTGCTCTTTGCAGAGCCCGGTCTTCGGCTTCGCTTGTTTGCTTTGCCGATGCAACGGCGCCCCGCACACATGGCAGAACCCCACGATGACTTTCATCGCGAACTAGTCTTTCGTTTTTTCCGCGTGTGGAGTCGGATGGCGTCGAGTGTCTTGGGAATGCGGAGAAAGTTCGGGCACGAGAGAACTCGCAAGTGGTTGTTCATCTCTTTCATCTCGTCCCGCAGGTCCATGAGCATCGTCAAGATCGCTTGCTCCGTCGTCGGGCTATCAGGCACCCTCCAATTCGCGTTCTTGTGCCGCGCCATGCTTACCTCCGACACGGATCGGCGTAGGGGTTGGACCACGGTTCGCTGTACGGGCTCTGATAGGTCCGGCCGAACACTTCCCGCTCGAATTGCGCGGTTTCCATTTCAAGCTGCGTGTTCAACGGGACGTCGAACTGGGCGCAACATTCTGTTGCCCCTGCCGCGTCATGCAGGGCGTAGCAGGTCGCAAAACCCATCGTGAAGCACGCGGCCATGATGAAGAGAACAAAAATCCCATCTCGTGTCGTAGAGTTCATAACGCCTCCTATGTCGCGGATTGACTGCGGAGCATGTGAACGGCTTGCTTCAACATGGCCTCCGCGAGCGTCGGTTGCAGATTCGAAAACCCGTCGATGATCAGGCGAACGTACTGTTCCATCTCGTCGAGCGTGTAGGATTTTTCTTCCACGTCAGCCTCCCATCGCGATCAGGTAGTGACAGGCCGCAAAGCCGATCACCGCGCCCATCACAAACACCGCGAGGACGGCGAGGGTGGCTTTAGCGAGTAACAGATCGTCGGATTCTTCGGGGTGATACTCCATGCGACACCTCCTGGTTAGCCATTCTGTCCAGAATTCCCCTGATGAGTTTCAGTTGCAATTCCAAGTCTTCGACCCGCCTCTCCAACTGCTTTTGCTCGAGGGGGGTCATTGTTGTTCCTTCAGCATGACAAAGATTCTGTACAACGTCTCTTTGAGCACTTGCGCGTGCCAGTCTGACGTCAGCGAACCAGGACGCACCAACTCAGTCAACAGTTCGTCGTCCGTCAATTCACCCACTTCCTTCGCGATGTGGCTCATGACGGCAACCGCTCAATATCGTCTTTCATGAAGCCTTGCTCAATCGCCACGTCCTTCTGCCGAATCACTTCGGGGAACAACACGGCATCACCGTTTTTCACCGCGAAAAATTTCAACGCAGCACTGTAGCCGGCCAAGACGGACTCGAGATTGCTATCGAGGTTGACCGTAAACTTAAATTGGTGTTGCTCCATCGTGAGCGCCCACCGCCACGGCCACACTTTCAGCGGGGTCAGTTCGTAATTCGTGAGATTGATTTCGGATTGCGTCAACTGGGTGGGCGTGATGACGAACAGCGGGTCGATCATGTGGATCAGTTCTTTCAAGGCGCCTGAGAACGCGCTGGCAATGGTGCCGAGGTTGGCGTCCGTCCGAAAGTCCACCCGCTTCCCTTCACTCCTCATCATGTGCCAGTAGAGGCCACTCGCTTTTTTCAGTTGGAAATCGGTGAGCCAGATCGGGGCGTTCATCATGGGTTCGTTTCCCTTTCGTGGATCATTTCTCGAATGGTGAGTTGCTGTTCGAGATCACGGACTCGGGCTTCGAGGGTGCGAATCTTCTCCACTTGCTGAGTGCTGATCGTTTGCATGTGCCGGATGTGAGCCCCGAGGGTACTGACTTCGATCTCTAAGTCATGTATTCGACGATCCGGTGTTTCGTTCACGGTGCCGTATCCTCCGGAGTCAGAATAATGCCTTGCATCCTCGCGGCCTCTTTAATTCCCGGCCACATCGCCGCCGGCACCAAGCCATCCGTCCCGCCCTCTTCGCGGCAATAGGTCCACCGGTAAATGTTGGCCGGGTGCCGGTGATAGCTTTTCTTTTGCAGATCCGCCAAACAGACCGAGAAGTTCTTCACGCCCCCAAATTTATTGATGATGCGTTGCGCCTGGGTCGACATCGGCCGGCCGTCTGGGGGGAGATGGGAGGTCATAACACTTCAATCCCTTCGGCCATGAGTTCGTCCCTTTGCTGCGCGGCCGCTTGCTGAATCACGGCTTGCAAATTCTCGGCGTATCGAGTCAGCGTCCCCGCTGGTAGACAATCGAACTCGGGATATTTGACCAGCCCGCACCCGTTGAAACATTGAAAGCGATTCAACTTGACCGCTCCGCACGAACAGAGGGTGTAGTCTTGGTCATCCTTGACGGTCGCCATGCGGATCGTTTTCATCGGACTCTCCGGGGCAGTTTGAACGGACGGGGCAACAGATGTTTGGTTTTCGCTTTGTGGATGTCCCAACAGATTTGATGGCGATCCGCGTAATTGATCGAACCGGGAATGAGCGTGATCTCGATCGGCCCTCCGCAGAATCGGCATTGCAACGCCGTTACCATTTCCACACCGACGCCATAATCAGGCCGATCAGACAGGCTTCGATCAGGAGGACAATCAACGCTTGTTCCAGGGGACTCACTTGGGGCTCGCTCCCTTCAGCAACCGTGAAAGCTGACTGGATGCCCGTTGCCCATGCCACGCAGAATATCTTTAATGCCCTGTCTGGTCTGTGACCAGATCACCCCGCTCGAACAGGACACCATGTGCCCGGCAGGAACCGCTTGCACCCTCCAACATCCCGCGAACGGTCCACGCTTCGGTTCCGCTGTCCACGATGCGACGTATTCCATGTTTCCCTCCGAGGTTGAGGCCATGTGCTTGGTGTGCATAGTTGCGCTTATAACAACTCTACTCTGGGGTTGTCAAGGGGTTTTGCGAGGAACGTAAAAATATTTTTTGATAGTCGGCGTTGAGGGCCTTGAGCTGGGCGGACAGGCCCTTGGTCACGGTGCGTCGTGATCGTCGTTCTGGGGCCCAGTGTGACGCATTATGTACGTCTTCTGGGCAGGTAGGCCGGGTATAGCCTTTGATCCGCATCCGGCAGATCCGGCCGAGCGTGATCATCTGGTCCAGGTGGTAGGCCAAGACCGTGGTTGAGTAGGTCGTGCCCCGAGCCGCGAGTTGCATCTGGATTTGCCCGACGTGTCGGTAATCGGGGAAGGCGGGCACACACTCGAGCAAGGCGCGTCGAAGCTGGGTGCGCTGATCGCGGGTCATCGCTCGCCCCCTTCAGTCGCACGGGCATACCCCCCGCCCCAGACCACCACGGTCGGATCGGCCAGAAGGACTTCGTGCATCTGCCGGCCAATTTCCCTCGTGGGGACCGATTGCCCACTGGTCTGACGCAACCCCCGTCTGAGTTCTCTGATCGTGATAAAGGCGGGCAGGACTGGAATGAGGGTGGATAACCGCCGTTGGACCCACAAGGATCGGGCGGTTCGTTCGGTTTTCGTCACGGCGCTCACCCCCTTCAGATGAATTTTCCGGTAATGTAGAAAAAATGTGGTGAAATGTCAAGGGGTTCCCCTAGTAGCTCAAGGAAAACGGCTAAAATGTGCGTGTTTTCAACGTGTTCTCGTCATGCTCGACAAGGGGAGCGGGAAAAGCTAGGGTCACAGCCAGGGGAAACACTAGCCAAAACAAGGGGCTCTGACGATAGAGGCCCGATACCATGAAAACATGGATCAGGTACGCCGGGGAATATAGGGCCACGGTGTAGGGGACACGTTGTCCACGGCTTTATATGTATATGTGCTGTAGATATAATATAATAATAATAATAATAAGAATAATAAGAATAGTATATATATCTATATGTAATATATACAAAAAATTTCACCTATGAAAATTGCGTTGTTGGGAACTGAACGGGAAAGAATAGGAAGTAGGCCCCTAGCGGGATGCCAGGGGCCCTAGAGGGGGTTGGTTATTCTGGGTCTCCTTGGATAGATGGGTCGCCGTAGGCTGATTCCAGTTCGGCGTTACAGTGGGCGCATTGCACGTTCGGCCCTTCCCAGTACACTTCCGCGCCTTCGAACCTCCACCCGTCCGCTTCGCCTCCTTCGTGTACTGGCTGAGAGAGGAGGCAGTCATGGCAGAGCATTTCTCCGTCATCGAGGATTGCATAAATCGGATAGCCCCCAGGCCATGCACAAGGGTTCTCTTTTGCTTCTTGTAGTGTCACAGGTTCACCTCCACGGATAATAGGTTAGCCACTTAATGACCACGTACCAAAACGCGAGGGAGAAGAGGAGCGCGATGGATCGGTACAGGGGGGTCATGATTCCCTCGTCAGAGCTAGGGCTTTTTCGGCTTGGTCCATAACCTCGAAATATTCGTCATCTGTTACCCCTTGTGTCGTTTCCATCCCTATCATTGCTTCGAGTGCTTCTTTCAATGCTTTGTAACTGTTGACTGCGCGAATGATGGGAGGTGCGTCGGCTTTATCGTAGGTGACTGCGACATTTCTTCCTGTCTCTTCCTCGATTATCAGCCCTTGGTGGTTGCCTGTTTTTGCTTCGTAGAGTTTCATTGTGTCACCTCTCCAGTTTCTTGATTGCTGCGATTAGGTTCTTTTTTGCCTGTTCTGCTTTTTCGAAATAATAGGCGTAGGGCTTGTCTCCCTCCTCGTTGTAGTCCCCACATGCGAACGAGGCGTTTTCGAGTTCTGTAATCAGTTCGGCTATGGTTTTTTCTTTTGCCATGTTCCTCCGCTCCCGTGTTGGTTGTTCAGTGGCGATCCAGCGTTGCCGGTCTGGGGTGGCGTGGTCTGTCATTAGCGCACCCAGTACGTTACACCGTCAAATTCTACGGCGTTGTAGTCTTGTTGCAAGTCTTCCGCTGCCGCTTTCCAGTCAATATGGTTGGTCGGCCAGTTGGCGTCTTTGTTGACTGCGCCTATATCGTCTGCAAACTGTTCCGCGTATTCTTCGAAATAGCTGTCTCGAATTAATGCCGCGCCGTATTTCCAGTCGCTAGCATAGCCTTCCGCTTCGTCAGCAAAAGACTTGAGGGCTTTATATTCTTCCGTAGTGTCCTGTTCGGTGTTGTCTTCACTGTCTAACCATTCTTCGTAAGGGAGAATGGTGCGCGTGGTTTCTTCGTCTTCGTCTGCGGTGTCTGTGTATCGTTCGTAAGCGTCTCTTAGTTCGGTGTCTAGTTCGTCTAGTCTCGCAATGATGTCTCTGCTATCTATGATGTCGTCGCTGTTCGATACGTCATGGCTTTTCATCGTCTCACCTCCGTCTGTTTCAAACAGTTGGGTTCATGGCTGTCAATGCCGAGGCAGTCTTCGCAGACTTTAGGGACAACGTGGTACGCCATGACTTCAGGGGCAATGCGTTCGATTTCAGTGAGGGGAATTACATGACAGCCTACCGTGAGGTTTTCGCTGTCAACGGATCTCACCTCGAAATGGCCTACTCGTTGTCCGATGATGTTTAGTCCTGCTTTCAGTGCTCGATACAGTTTTTTCGCTTCAATGACTGGAACTGTAGCGCCGTGGGATGTTTGCACCTCTCCATCTTTCAGTCTGAGTCTGGTTAATTGGAAGTAACAGCGCGGGGATTCGCCTACCAGCCATTTTGCTAGTTCTTCCTGTTCTTCAATCGCGCGCTGTTCTCTTTCGAGTTTTTCTTTCTTCTCTCTTTCCTTTTGTGCTTGTTCTGTTTTTGTGATGAGCGTTTTCACCGTTTCCGGATTGAAGAATTTGTCCTGCTGAATGAGCCGAATACCGGCGCGTGTAGCTTTGTCTGTTTTCGTGAAATAACCGGGGAAGTCTTTCATGTATTGGATTGCGTCATCGGCGGCGTGTTGTGCGTCGCCTAGGAGTGAGGCGGCGTAGGTTCGTGCTCGCTGAGATTTTTGGTACAGGGCTTTAGCCAGGCCGACAAAATAGGCGAGGTTCTCAGCATGGTCTGTGAATGAGGGAACTGTGTAGGTCTTAATGTGGGAACCGATTGCGCGTCTCATATAGCTTAAATGTTTTGATGTGCTCACACTGTAGGTTCTATTCGTGATGAGCACTAAATCTGGTCTGATAAATCGCGCCATTTCGAAGTGATGCCCGTAAGAGAAAATGCTAGGGCCTTCGAAAAATATTCGCGACCCTCTGCCATGTGCTTGCTGTTGTGATGCCCATACGTGGCAGACTTGTTGATGGTCGAATACTGTTTTCATAATTGCGCCCCCTTGTGTTGGTGGTTAGGCTCGTTTCCCGTCTTCGGTGAATTCGTACTCGTTGGCTCGGATGTCCTCTTCCATTGCTTCACGCGATTGCAGATAGTCCGCCTCTTTGTCGAGGATTGAGAAATATTCTTCGCACAGTGCTTCTGTGTATTCCTCCTCTAATTCTTCGAGGGTGTTTTCGTCTTTCACTCCTCGCATTGCGCCTTGAAAGCGTTTGGCTAGGGTGTACGTGTCACAGGCTTTGCCGTGGTCTTTTAGTATCGAGTTTATTGAATCTTTCATTGGCACAATCAAATGTCCTTTGATGTGCTTTCGGCCTCCTAGGTCAAATTCAGTAATCTTTAATCCTGCGCGTTCTGCGTCTTCGAATGTAGAATCCCACCATTCGTAGTCGAGCGCGCCTTGCGCGTACCAGTCGAGCGCGCGTTCTTTGGCGCGTTCGTTTAGTTCGTCGTATTGGTAGACTTTTGTTTCTTTGATCCTCATTAGAAGTTACCTCCGTGTAATTCCCAAACCCATTCTTGGTTGCTGACTTCTGCTATTTCGTAAACCACCGCCCCACTCTTTTGGATGATTCGCGCTAGTTTTGCCCCTGCCATTTTCGGTGTTCTTGCTGCGACAGACTGGAACCATAAGTGTGAACCTTGGCAGCATTCACGCTGCACTGTTGCGACTAATTGAAAACGATGTGTTTTGTTTTTCATGCTTCCCTCCCTGTTAGGACTTCGCACACAATCAACACCCCAGTTCCGAAGACATTGGCGAGGGCCCAGACTTGAATGAGGGCCCAGAAGATCATTTGTTGGTCAGTGGTCATGATGTTTGCTCCCTCCTCTAGTACAATTTCACTTTGTCTAATTGTTTCGCGTTATATTCCCAGCTAGAGGCTAGTTCCTCATCTTGCCAGTTGGTCCGCACGTGCTCTGCTTTGGCGTGGCATATATCAGTCAGCACATTCAAAATTATCCCTAGGCTATGTTTATCAAGTAGTCTTTCGAGTTCGTTTTCTAGTTCGTTCATGCTGTTTTCCTCCTCTTGTTTTCTCTCCGTTCGTTGATTGCAACCTGCGCGTAATACAAGGCGCGTTCTTTTGACCCTAATGGTGGACCCCAAATTTCTTTCTTGCCATTGTCATGCTTGATTGCTGGCTGATACGTTTCGCCTTCTTTTGTATAGGTGGGTTTCATATTTCAACCTCTTCCGCTGGCTCTAAACAATCGTCAGTGCATCCGACGCCCGAGTCCGTGAAGTCTTCGCCTTCGTATTCTGGGAATGTGGGAGTGAATAACGCAGCAATGAGGAACCAGGGGAGAATACACTTAATAGTTTTTCTCCCTGTTGCCTTGCGGTGGTTTTCACGCACACACTTTCCACACACTACGCCTAGAAAAATCTCCGCTCCTAATTCTTTCCCGCATTGCAAGCACTTTGTTTTGAGTATGTCTCCCATGTGTTTCCTCCTGGTTAGTGGTGAATTGCCCTGTCAAGGTGAAAGATAGCATTTGTTACGATAAACGCAAGAATTTTAATGGAGCATTTTTGTACACCGTTGCACAAAAGTGTGCATTTGCTGTACATTTCTGTACATGAAAGACCTGACCGCTAGCTTCTCATTCCCACCCGAGTTCTTAGAGCTTTACAATGTAGAGGCAGCATTCGCTTCGGCTCTTGCCGGTGGAACGCTGAAACAAATAGCAAGTGAAATGGGGATGCCTCTACGCTCATTCATGCGATTGCGTTTCAACAATGCCTCTTTCAAACAGGCATTGGATCACGCGCGTGAAGAGGGAAGAGAAGCGATACATGACGGCATTAGGTCCATTGTCGATGAGAATGCGCACCTCAGTCCTCAACTGGTGAAGATCAAGAGTGATAATGACATCTGGTTCTTGAAGACATCGGACCCCGTGAAATACGGCGACCGTGTATTGGTTCAGAAGGAAGACATCAATCTGAAAGACGCACTCTCACAAGCTCGAACCCGCGTCATTGAACACACCCCAAAAGAGTCAAATAACCCCTTCGAAGATACCTAGGCATACAACCTGTAGTGTTATCCACAGGTGATAATTCGTGAGTGTAAGGATATCAATGACTTACATGACCGATAAGAGGTATTATGTAAACTCTTAACTTGCTAGCATTGATAGCATTTCAAGCTAGGAGTCCCAAAAATAGACCGGGGTGGCGGGTGGGGTGGGGTCGGATTCGGCCGGCCGATCGTAGCCACGCGGTACCTTTGCACTAGCTAGGTATTATTTTCTAATTATTTTTTATTTTTTGAAAAATGATATACAATCGCAGCTTGATGGTTTTCTAGCTCTGCTTTCCATATCAAAAAAGCCGAGCAAACCAACCGATGGCGCAATCATCCACACGCCGAGAAGACGAAGAAGCCCTCATCCGTGATCTCCATTCTCCGGAGATCCGCGATAATCCCTACAATTTTGTGATGTATGCGTACCCCTGGGGCGTGCCAGGTACCCCGCTCGAGCATTACCCCGGCCCCCGGACGTGGCAGAAACAAGACCTACGGGAAATTGCCGAGCATATCCAAAAACAGAAAAACGCGATCGACTTAAAAATACACCCGAGCATGTGGCAAAAGGCCACCGCATCCGGCCGTGGTCCTGGCAAATCTGCCTTAGTCTCCTGGCTCGTAGACTGGATGATGACGACGCGCATCGGGTCCACCACGATCGTGACCGCGAACACCGAGACGCAGTTAAAATCGAGAACCTTTGCGGAAATCGGGAAGTGGACATCCTTGCTCATCAACGCCCACTGGTTCGAAACGACCGTCCTGGCGATGCGTCCCGCGCCCTGGTTTGCCGAATTGGTCAAAAAGCAACTCAAGATCGATACGCAGTATTACTATGCCCAAGGCCAACTCTGGTCAGAGGAGAACCCCGATGCCTTTGCTGGAGTCCATAATCCGTTGGGTGTGCAAGTCATCATGGATGAAGCCAGTG